TATCTTGTTAAAGAATTTGAAATGAAGAAGAATGCTCAACTACACGCTAGAACAACAATATCAAAAACAGGTATTATCGATCCTCTAAAATTACACTCATACAAATATGCCGAAGATATCTTCAAAAAGATGTCTAGTATACCTAATCAGAAAAACCACGGTATGATGTTCTTACTTGATTGGTCAGGTTCAATGCAAAGAAACCTTATGCCTACAACTGAACAATTATTAAACCTTGTGATGTTTTGTAGAAAAATCAATATACCTTTTTCAGTATATAAGTTTTTAAATAACGGTTCAGCAGGATATAGTTATTCTGAAAGACGTGCTAATAGACATATTAGTCATCCTGACTCGCCATTTATTACAGACGCTAAGACACTTCAACCAGATCAGACTACTAGATTAGTTCAGTTGTTTACACATAAACAAAGTAAATCAGATTTTAAAAGATGTGCCGAGAACCTACATAGATCGGCAATGTACTTTGGCGATCATTATATGAATAGAAGAAGTTATAATGATCCTGATTATCATAGTGTGCCTAGTATTAGTCACAAGTATTACCTATCATCTACTCCGTTGAACGAGGCTTTTATTGCGATGGATCCTATGATTGCCAAGTTTAGAAAAGATTATAGAACAGATAAAGTTGCTTTAGTTACCTTAACAGACGGTTCTGCCAATTCAATCTCTAGTATTGATGGTGGTCAGTTAATGATTAAACTAAACAATAGATATAAAAAATGTGATTATTCTTATTTAGGTAAAGGTAAAGATTTAACTTATCACCTATTACAGAATCTTAAAAAGAAATATGATTTACAGACTATCGGTTTCTTTCTAGTTAAAAAGTATAATGATTTAAGATATACTTTCAATGTGCCATATGCCAAAGAGGCACTTGCTAGAAAAATGTTTACTAGAGATAAGTTTATCGCTGACTATGGTACAGGTTATGATGTTTACTACTATGTTAAATCAGATGTGAGAGTTGCCAATAAAGTTTATGATGATACGGCAACTGTTAAAAAAAGTCAGTTAAAAAGAATGTTTATGTCTGGTATGAAAAAAAGACTAGAATCAAGAGTATTATTGCAAAACTTTATCAAGAGGGTTGCTTAATGAGTAAAAAAGTGTTGTATACCAACGGTTATAAACGCTTGACTTTAGGCCTAAAATATGATAGCCTATATGTACATTATGAGAAAAAAAAATAATATAACTAAACGAAAGGACTTATATATTATGGACTTAAATGATAAACAAAAAAACTTTATAGACTTATGCTATAAAGAGTTTGGTAATGACTTAAAAGAAATTACTAGACAACAACTGGTAACAGTTGAGAAGAAATACAAAGTGGCATTCCCACAATGGCTTGTTGCTAATAAAGACCTTAAAGTTTCAAAAGGTGTTTATTCTATGCCAGGTACGGTTGTTGAGAATGTTGAAACTGAAACCAAAGATATAGAATCACAGGCTGCATATGTAGTTAGTTCCCTTACTGACAATGTAGTTCCTAATAAAGATAAAGATTTCGTATCTTTCGGTAATTATGGTGATGTTAAAAATGTTATAACATCTAAAAAGTTTTACCCTATATTCATTACTGGATTGTCTGGTAATGGTAAGACTCTTGCTGTGACCCAGGCGTGTGCCGTTGCCAAGAGAGAAATGATTAGGGTTAATATTACAATCGAAACAGATGAAGATGATCTGTTAGGTGGTTACAGATTAAAAGACGGTCAAACTGTATGGCAGAATGGTCCTGTGATCGAGGCGATGGAGAGAGGTGCTGTTTTACTTCTTGATGAGATTGACCTTGCGTCTAATAAGATCATGTGTTTACAACCGATCCTTGAAGGTTCTGGTATCTATGTTAAGAAGATTAACAAGTTTGTTAAACCAAAACTTGGTTTCAATGTAGTTGCTACTGCCAATACTAAAGGTCAAGGTTCAGATGACGGTAAGTTTATCGGTACTAATGTTCTTAACGAGGCGTTTCTTGAAAGATTCCCTATTACATTTGAACAACAGTATCCTGCTGCCAAAACTGAACAGAAGATTGTTGCTACTAAATTAAAGTCTGCTGGTAAATCAGATGACAAGTTTGCTACAAATCTTGTGACATGGGCAGATGTAATTAGAAAAACATTTAAAGACGGTGGTGTTGATGAAATTATCAGTACCAGAAGATTAGTACATATTGCTGAGGCATATGCCATCTTTAAAAACAAGATGAAGGCAATTGAAGTTTGTACTAACAGATTTGATGATAGTACCAAGACATCATTTGTTGACTTATATACTAAAGTTGATAGTGGTGCGAGTGCCGAGTCAATTCTTGCCGACAAGAAGGCTGCTGAAGAGGCAGAAATCTTATCAGAAGAAAAACAAGATTCCGATGATAGTGAGGATGGAGAGGACACATTTGAAGTCTAACCTAAAATCTATCCATAATGTAAGTCCGCTTGGGCGAGTAAAATCGCCCAAGTTATTAATTAATGAGAGGAGTGAATAAACTTATGCAAAATAAATTAACACCAGAACAAGAGTCATTTGTCAAATTGGCAAACGATCAAGGTTTTACAAAAGAGATTACTAGGAAAGATATCTTATCTTTAGAAAGTAATAATGGTGCGAAATGGCCGAGGTGGCTTGTGAGAGATTCTGCTTATAGAGTAGGTAGAGGTTCTTATAGTTTGCCAACTTTAGGTCAAGTAGTCGAGGCCGAAAGTGCCAAAGACGAATAAACATAATAAATTAAGGGCGGATAAATCTGCCCTTGATCGCTTGACTATACAATTAAAAAGTGTTATAATGATTACAGAAAGATTTACTTATGGTGAAAATGTCTAAAAAAGAACCGAAGAATAAAAAACAAAAGAAACTAGAAGGTACGATTGCTGACTATCCTCTAGTAGAAGTTAAATGGTATGACGCCACTGGTGACGCTGGTTGGCATGATATCAATAAGGCGATATTATCTAAACCTGCTAGACCTGTATCATTAGGATATAAACTATTGCAGAATAGAGATAAGATTATAATCTTTACAGATTATATCGTAGATGATGAAGACGGAACGCTAACAGTAGGTAATGTATCAACTATACCTGCCGCTTGGGTTCAAGATGTGACGGAGATAGAATTTAAAGACTAATTATGGCAAACTATACAATAGAAGTAAGAAACAATAACGTTGAGAAGGCATTAAGAGTCTTAAAGAAAAAATTATTAAAAGACGGCGTTATGAAAGAATTAAGAGATCGACAATACTATTCTAAACCTTCTTGGAAAAAAAGAGAGAAGAAAAAAGAAAGTATTAGAAGACACAAAAAAGATCAAAAGATTAAGGCGCTGAAAGGCGAATTATAAAATTATATGATATCTATGTTGTTGGTATCTAATAATAAACATAAACATAAACAACAATTGAAAAGAGGAAAAATATAATGGCAAGAAAAACATTATCAAAAAAAGTAAAAGTATTAAATCTTTTATCAAAAGGTGCTCCAGTATCATGGACAACTTTGAGAAATAAATTTGATTTAACATCACCAAGAGCGATGGTAGATCAATTAAGAACTGAAGGACATATGGTTTACATTAACCAAACATCTAACGGTACTTCATACAGATTAGGTACACCTACTAAATCTATTCTAGCTGCAGGCGCTTCAAAAATCTTTAAAAAGAGCATGAGGGAAATCGTTGCTGCTGGTATCAAAAGTTTATACGGAACACAGAAATACGCTTATTCTAACAGATAAGAGTATTTTTTCTGTATAAATAGTAATGTTAGGCTGCTCGTAAGTCCTGACATTAAGAGGTAGAGTATCTTCCGCAAAGATACTTATTCGCAGATGTTTGGCAGTTTAACTTCGTAGTAAATAAACTGCCTTATCGGTCCATTGGTCTTGAAGGCTATGCACACCGTGGTTTTGACCGAATGTGTTAGGGTAAATGTGGGTGAGACCTACCACTACCGATTATAAATAATAATGATATGCTCATAAGAGGTATCAAATTTAACTCGCTTAAAAGCAAAGGAGAAAATATGACTAATAGAGAACTACGGATCTGGAATGATCTACGACCCTTTTCAGTAGGGTTCGACAATATATTCAACCACTTTAATTTACATTTAGATAATCAGAGAACTGTAAATTATCCCCCTTATAACATTGTAGAGGTAGACAATCTTAATTGGAAGATTGAAATGGCGTTAGCAGGTTTTGGTAAAAAAGATATCAATATCGAATACGCTAATAATCTATTAACAGTTGAGAGTGTTAAAGACGAAGACACTAAAGAGGTTGAAGAAAACGATGGTGTTCTTTTCAAAGGTATATCTAAAAGACAATTCAAGAAATCATTTACATTAGCAGATGATGTTGTGATAAATGGTGCCGAACTAAAAGACGGTATGCTTGTGATTGATCTGGAGAAGATTGTACCAGAGGAGAAAAAACCTAGAACAATCAAAATTAAATAATTATTATTTGGGCCTGCTTGACAGGCCCATTTAACTTTGTTATAATGATAATAAACAAACAATTGAAAGTAAATATATTATGAAACTAAATCAAAACACAATCGATACTCTAAAAAACTTTGCAGGTATTAATACTAACATATTAATCAAACAAGGTGATGAGTTATCAACAATCTCGACAATGAGAAATATTTTTGCTAAGGCAAAGATATCAGATCAATTTACTAATGAATTCGGTATCTATGATCTAAACGAATTTTTATCAGCGGTATCAGGTTTCTCTAAACCTGAATTGTCTTTACAAGATAAGTATATGACGATATCTTCCGAGGGTAGTAAATCAAAAGTTAAGTATTTCTATTCTGATCCTTCAGTAATAGTATCACCGACTAAAGATGTTAATATGCCAGAGGCAGATGTATCTTTTAGTCTATCTTCATCAAACTATAAAGAACTGTTAAAGATGGCTGCGATATTGAAGTCGCCTGATCTAGCATTGATTGGCACAAAAGGTGGCGATATTGTTCTTAAAGTTTGTGATAAAAAGAATAACACATCAAACTCATTTGATATTGTAGTAGGTCAAGGCGCTACGGCAGATTATACTTTCTATTTCAAAGTAGAGAATATGAAAATGCTAGATGGCGATTATGATGTTGCAGTATCATCAAAATCAATCTCACACTTTAAACACACAAAACTACCTGTTGAGTACTGGATTGCTTTAGAACCAGACAGCACTATAACGAAGTAGGTCTGTAATGAATACAGATTTTTTGTGGGTCGAGCAGTATCGACCAAAGACTATTGATGATTGTATATTACCTGATTCATTAAAAACACTATTCAAATCTTTCATTAAGAAAGGTGAACTATCTAATATGTTGTTCTCTGGTACTCCTGGTATCGGTAAGACAACAGTTGCAAAAGCATTATGTGAAGAAATGAATTGCGACTGGATTATGATTAATGGTTCAGAAGAAGGTGGTATTGATGTATTAAGAAATAAGATAAAGAACTTTGCCTCAACTGTATCACTATCAGGTGGTAAGAAGGTTGTCATATTAGACGAGGCAGATTATCTAAATCCACAATCGACACAACCTGCTATGAGAGGTTTCGTAGAGGAGTTTCATAAAAATTGTAGATTTATTCTTACTTGTAATTTCAAGAATAGAATCATAGAACCTTTACATAGTAGATTCTCAAACATAGAGTTTAAAGTCAATCCTAAAGATAAACCTAAACTGGCAAGTAGATTGTTCGAGAGAGCAGTTTATATTCTCAAAGAACAAAATATAGATTATGAAGACAAGGTACTTGTTGAATTAATTACAAAACACTTTCCAGATTTCAGAAAACTAATTAATGAATTACAAAGATATTCAGTAAGTGGTGCCATAGACGCTGGCATTTTAGTGAATGTATCAGATGAAAATCTAAAGACGCTAGTATCTCATCTAAAGAATAAAGAGTTTAGCGACATGAGAAAATGGGTAGTCAATAATCTTGACAATGATCCTGTTAAAATTTTTAGAAAGATATATGATACATTATATACTAATCTAGAACCATCAACTATACCTCATGCTGTTTTGATTATTGCTGACTATCAGTATAAGTCTGCCTTTGTTGCTGACCAGGAGATTAATTTAGTTGCTTGTTTAACTGAACTAATGTCACAGGTCAAATTCAAGTGATATCATTACCAAATAAAAAATATAACATAATCTATGCCGATCCACCTTGGCACTTTAAATCAAGAAGTGAAAAAGGAGAAGGTAGAAATGCTACTCAACATTATGATTGTATGTCACTAAAAGATATATGCGATATGCCTGTTGAAGAAATAGCAGATAAAGATTGTGTATTATTAATGTGGGTTACTGATCCATTATTAGAAAAAGCATTTAAAGTTATTGACGCTTGGGGTTTCACTTACAAGACAGTAGGATTTACCTGGGCGAAATCAAACAAAAGTAATATGGGTATGTTTACAGGATTAGGATATTGGACTAGATGTAATCCAGAAATGTGTTTACTTGCAACAAAAGGCAAACCTAAAAGAGTTAGTAAATCTGTAGCACAATTAGTTGTAGATCAGCGTAGAGAACATAGTAGAAAACCAGATAGAATCAGAAATGATATAATTGAGTTATGTGGTGATCTACCTAGAATAGAATTATTTGCTAGACAAAAGTTTGATGGTTGGGATGCATGGGGTAATGAAGTATGATAGATAGTCTAATGGTACAACAACAGGTCAAGAGTGTATGGCAACATATGGTAGGTGTCATGTGTCTTAATCTTACATATAGAAAACAAGTCAAGAAACTATTACCTAAATTATTCAAGAGATATCCTAATGCAACTGCTTATATACGAGGCAGGTATAAGACACAGGAGAAGATGTTAAGACCTTTAGGTATGTCAACTGTTAGGGCAAAGAGAATAAGGTTGATGAGTATAGATTTTCTGTCATGGAATCGTAAAGACGCTAGGGCTTTACATGGCATAGGTAAGTATGGTAGTGATAGTTATAGAATATTCTATAAGAATGACATACCTAAAGATGTACAAGATAAAGAATTGAAGAGGTATATAAATGAGCTATGAACTTAAAGACTATCTCAACTCTATAAACTTCACTAAAAAAGATTTGATGAAATCCGAAGATAAGGATTGGGTCAAGAAGTATCCTGCGTTTATAATCAACAAGATATTGTCTGGTTTTCAAGACACAATAATGCTTGTAAATGAAGTAAACCGTAATCACTTCCTAGATAAGGATATGCAATACTCGTTTCTACTAAATAGTATTAGGTCAAAGAAAAGGTTTAGTCCTTTTTTGAGAGCAAGTAAATTAAAAAATATTGATTTGGTAAAAGAGTATTATGGATATAGTAATGAAAAGGCAAAAACTGTACTTGATATACTCACTAAAGATCAACTGAAATTGATTAAAGAGAAATTATATAAAGGTGGGACAAAATGAATGAATTAGATAATCTCTGGCATCCCGAGAAGATGTTAGAAGTACAGTTAAAAGAGCCTGACGATTTTCTAAAAGTTAGGGAGACTCTTACTAGAATAGGAGTGGCGTCAAGAAAAGATAAGAAGTTATTTCAATCATGCCACATATTACATAAACAAGGAAGATATTTCATAGTGCATTTCAAAGAACTATTTGCTTTAGATGGTAAACAAGCAAACTTCTCTGACAATGACGCTGAAAGACGAAACACAATCGCTCAACTATTAAGTGATTGGGGATTAATCGCTATATTAAATAACACGATTGCCGAGAAGAAAGCACCTCTTTCACAAATTAAAGTTTTAAGTTTCAAAGAAAAGAACGAGTGGGATCTTCAGGCAAAATATAATATAGGTAAGAAAATAGAAAATGAAGGCACCGAAGTTTAAAGAATTCATATCAGAAAAAGTTGAGAGAAGTGATATACAAGTTGCTATCTTGACCAAAGTAAATGCCGACAGCAAGTCTGTCGTTAGTAATATGATATTGAAGGAATGTAAGAGTAGAAATATTCCTTGTTATATCATCAATACCTCTGAAGCATGGGTATCAAAAAATGATTTAGAAAAAGGTACCTTGTATGTATCAAACATAGATGGCGAGGATACCGAAGTAGAATTCGAACTTTCAAAGACAATCTGCTTCGCAAGAGCAGGTGTTCTTGAAGACGAAACTGGTTTGGCGTTATTATCTACATTCGAAAACGCTGGTGCGTTTATGATAAACACTAGAAATAGTATGCTCACTTGTGATAACAAGATGTCAGCATACATTTCTTTTGAGAGAGATAATATACCCACACCTAGAACAGCACTAATCTCTAACGAGAAAGGATTACTTGACGCCCATAAAAGAATAGGTGATAAGTATCCTGTGATTATGAAGACACTAACAGGTACACAAGGTATCGGTGTATCCATAATCGAATCTGAAAAGAGTTTAGTGTCTGTTGCACAATCACTATGGAAGTTTGGCGCTGCCCTTTTACTTCAAGAGTTTATGAAGTTTGATTTTGATATTCGTACAATCGTTGTAGATGGTAGAGTGTTGGCGTCAACAAAGAGAATAAGTGCCAAGAAAGATTTTAGATCCAATAGACATAGAGAGGCAACTACTGAACCCTATAAACTTTCAGATGATGAACGTAAAGTAGTATTAGACGCTGCCAGATCAACAGGTGCGTTTATGGTAGGTGTTGACCATGCGATAGTAGATGGTAACTATTATGTGTTAGAGTGTAATGGATCGCCAGGTATAGGTTCAAACTTTGCTTTATACAATACAAAATTACGAGATAGATCACATTTAGGAAAAACTACACCTGATAATGTGGTAAAAGGTTTATTTAATTATCTAACCCAAGATGTTCATAGAAAACACTCTTTCACAAAAGAGGCAGGGTTTCACGAAAGAATTACTATTGATGGTTACGGACCTGTCAGAGCGAAGTTTGATACAGGTAACGGCACCCAGGCGTCAATGTTTACAGTTGATAAGTTTGATGTATCAAATAAAATTGTCAAGTGGGAGAAAGACGGTAAGAAATTTACAAGTAAACTAGAGGGATATTCAGAGGCAACTAGAATGGATCAGGTAGATAATAGACCTATTGTTCTAGTAGATTTGACATTCAACAACAAGTTTTATACAGATGTGCCAATTGGCTTGACGACAAAAGATTCAAGAAGCACATTCTTAATCAATAGAGATTTATTGACTAGATTTAAAGTCAATGTAAATCCAAATAGAAAGTTTGTTCTTTCACATTGGATCGAAAGAAGCGATAGTAATGATACGAGAGGCGTTAATAAACCACTTGAAAAAAGATAGTAGTCGCTTTACAATACAAACTAAATATGTTATAATGTTATATAATAAAGGAGTGAACAATGGCACAAAATCATCAAACAAACAATCCACTATACAAAGCACTAGAGAAGAAATACATTGCTGATATTGAAGCGGCAAAAGCGACAATGATAATCTATTTCGATAATCCAGTTGCGATAGGGGAACATCCACAACATCTATCAGAATTAGATAAGTTAAACGATCAACTTGCAAACGCAGAAGAAAAACTTGCTAGTTTAAGAAAACATTTTAACAATACACAAATATAATTAATGAAGTTTTATACCTCGGTATTGCCGTATCGTGGCAGGCTATTAGTTCGTGGTGTCAACCACGATGGTAGTCACAAGAAGTTTAGGATAAATTATAAACCATCCTTGTTCGTGCCATCAGGCAAAGAATCAGAATACAAGACACTAGACGGTACCAATGTAGGTCAGGTGACCTTTGACAGTATGCCTGACGCAAAGAAATGGATCGATCAATACAAAGATGTAAGTGGTTTCGAATACTTTGGTAACACGAGATATCAATATCCTTTTATCGCTGATGAATTTAGAGGTAAGATAGATTGGGATATCAAACAGATAAGAATACTTACAATCGATATCGAGTGTGAGAGTGAGAACGGTTTTCCTAATTCAGATGAGGCGATTGAACCTCTGATCTCAATAACAGTTAAAGAACATACAACAAAGAAGATCATAGTCTTCGGCATGAATGACTTTGTAAATGATAGACCAGATGTTAGATATGTGAAGTGTGCTACTGAAAGGGCATTGATCGAAAAGTTTTTAGAGTTCTGGTTAGAATATAATCCTGACATCATCACAGGTTGGAATGTTAAATTCTTTGACATACCTTATCTTATGAATCGTTTTAGAAGATTAATGAATGATGAATTTATCTTACAGTTTAGTCCGTGGGGTGTTGTATCACAACAAACAAAAACAGATTTAGGTTTTATCAAACAACAAAACTATTATGATCTCATGGGTATCACGGTATTAGATTATCTTGATCTATATCGTAAACATACCTTTGTTAGGCGTGAGAGTTATAAACTAGATTACATAGGTGAAGTAGAACTAGGCGAAACTAAAAATGAAAACCCTTATGATACATTCAAAGAGTTTTATCAGAAAGATTATCAACAGTTTATAGAGTATAATATTCAAGATGTAGAACTAGTTGATAAACTAGAAGACAGATTAAAACTGATTGATCTACATCTAACTATGGCGTATGAGGCGAAAGTAAATTATCAAGATGTGTTTAGTCAGGTTCGTATGTGGGATACGATTATATTCAATCATCTAAAATCTAAAAAGATGGTGATACCTGCCGTATCACAAAAGAAAGAATCAAGAGGTTATGAAGGTGCTTATGTAAAAGATCCTGTCGTAGGTTTTCACGACTGGATTGCAAGTTTCGATTTAAACAGTTTGTATCCGCATTTAATTATGCAATACAATATCTCTCCAGAAACTATGGTTGGTTATGACCCTAATCGTGTGAGTGTTGAGAATATGTTAAATCAAAAATCTGATTTGTCTGACCTAGATACGAGAACTATCACTCCCAATGGTGCTCAATTTAGGACAGACAAGCAGGGTTTCTTACCTGAACTTATGGATACATTTTACAAAGAGCGTGTCATGTATAAGAACAAGATGGCAAAGGCAAAGGCATTGTATCAAGAAACTGGCGATGAGAGATTAAAGAATGAGATATCCTCTAATTATAATATTCAACTTGCAAGAAAGATCGCCTTGAATAGTGCCTATGGTGCTATCGGTAATCAATACTTTAGATACTTTGATGTAAGACACGCTGAGGGTATCACTATGGCAGGTCAGTTGACTATCAGATGGATTGAGCGTGATGTGAATGAATATCTAAACAAACTACTAAGCACTAAAAATGTTACCTATGTTGTTGCGTCTGATACAGATTCTATCTATATCAAACTAGGCGAAATGGTTAACAAGATATTTAAAGATAAATCAGATCATAGAAAGATTGTAAAAGTATTAGATAAATTTTGTGAAGAAAAACTACAACCATTTATTGATAAGAGTTTTGCCAAACTAGCAGGATATGTTAAGGCATACGATCAAAAGATGATTATGAAACGAGAAGTTATCGCCAACAAAGGCATATGGACTGCAAAGAAAAGATATATCCTAAATGTATTCAATGAAGAAGGTCTTGATCTGAAAGAACCTAAACTAAAGATCATGGGTATCGAGGCAGTCAAGTCTTCAACTCCTGCACCTTGTCGTGTGAAGATCAGAGAGGCATTGAAAGTTATTATGAATAAAGATCAAGACACATTGATTCAGTTTATAGAAAATTTTAGAACACACTTCAAGAAGTTACCACCTGAAGATATCGCATATCCTAGAAGTTGTAATAATCTTAAAAAGTATGCTTCGACAAAAGACATATATCAAAAGTCAACGCCTATTCATGTAAGAGGTGCCTTACTTTATAATAATCTATTGAAGAAAAGTAAACTAGTTAAATATGAAACGATACAAGATGGCGATAAGATTAAGTTTATTGCATTGAAAGAACCTAATCCTTTGAGAGAGAATGTCATGTCTTTCTCTAGTAAATTGCCAAAAGAATTTAAACTACATCAATATATCGATTATGATGAAATGTTTACAAAGTCTTTTCTAGAACCATTGAGATTTATTGTAAATGCAATTGGCTGGGACTTCGAGAAGAAAGCAACTTTAGATGAATTTTTTTAAAATAACACTTGACATTAGAGAAATCGTTATTATATAGCATAGAAAGGAGAATATATAATGAGTAAAATAATTGGAATAGACTTAGGAACAACGAACTCTTGTGTTGCCATAATGGAAGGATCACAAGGGAAAGTATTAGAGAACGTAGAAGGACAAAGAACAACACCTTCCGTAGTATCATTTGGTGATGAAACATTGATAGGTATGCCAGCAAAGAGAGTGGCAGTAACCAATCCAGAGAATACTATCTATGCAGTTAAGAGATTAATTGGTAGAACTTTTGATGGTAATTCTGTACAGAAAGATATACAGACAACACCTTATAAGATTGTTA